TTACCTCTTGTGCTGGGGATCGCGGGGGTTTGCCTGCGGGAACCGGAACGTCCCCACCACGCGGCGCTGCCACGGGGCGGAGAGCGGGCTTTCGACGACGGCATGGCCGGAGTAAGCATGGACGAAGGCGGGACTGTCGCTCGCCACCGACAGGATGCCCAGATGCTTGGCCACCGCCCCGTCGCGCATCCGAAAGAGAAGCACATCGCCCGGCTGCGCGTCGCTGACCGCATCGAGGTAGAGACCCGCCCCACGCAGGAGCGCCTCGTCCCGCGCCGCCTCGGACCAGTCGGGGGTATAGGCCGGCAGTTTCACGGGCTCCGGCCCCACCACCGCTCGCCAGACCCCGCGCACGAGGCCAAGACAATCCGCCCCGGCCCCCTTGCAGGACGCCTGATGGACATAGGGCGTGCCGATCCACGACCGCGCCTCGGCCACCACATCGGCGCAACCGGCCCGCGCGCTTGCCCCGGTCATTTCGCGTCGCTCGTATTGTCGGTCGTCGTGCCCCGCACCGGCACCGACAGCAGGCGATCCTCGCCCGGGATGGTCGGAAAGCCCCGGAAATTGAGCATGTTGCCGAACTTGTCCTCACAGGTCCCCGGCTGCTTGTCGCAGCCCGCCCGGATCCGCACCCGGTCCCCCGGCGCGATATCGGCGCGCAGTTCCTGCCACAGCGCCACGTCGCGCCCCGCCGAAGAACGGCGGTCGTTCTTGATCACGCCGGTCAGACCCGCCGCCGCGCCGGTGAGCACTGTCAGCATCCCGCGCTCGAACCAGCGGTCGGGCGGGTCCTGCGTCCCGGACAGGCTCAGCTTCGTGCCATACTCGACCGCGAGCACTTCGGCCTCGTCGGTAAAACCCAACTGGTCGAGGTCGAACCGGCATTTGCCATCTCCCAGCACCGCCGAGCAGCTTTTCTGATAGACCCGGCCCTGCGGCTGGTTGAGCGTCTCCGCCAAGCCCAGCAGTTCCGCCCGAAACGCCCCGCCTGCCCGCGTGATCTCGCCCAGATGCCCGCGAAAGAGCATCATGCGCTCGCTCACCTCGGCCCAGTTCACAAGCCAGACCTGCACCTCGGCGCCGTCGAACCGCCCCGCCCGGATGTCGGCCTCAGTGACCGAGACATCGGTCAGCGCGCCCAGCGCCTCGGAGTTGTCGATGGACAGGCCCGTGGTCTGCATGAGCGCACGGGCAGTGAGGCCGGTGTTGGCCACATAGGTCGCGCCGTCGAAGAGGAGGTCGCCGTCATGATCTGTGAACCCCCGGCTCCAGCCGTCGCGGCGGGTGAGCTGCCAGCAGCGCGCAAGCGTGGTGATGCCGCCCGCCAGATGATCGAGAAGCGCTTCCGAGACGGCCATCAGATCCGCACCTCCATCACCGGAACGCTGGGCACCTCGCCCGCCTGGAAACTGGCGACCGAGGTCTGGATGCGGTCCGTGTCGAAACGCACCGGCACGTCGAACTCGAACCCAGCCGTGACAATGGCCCCCGGACCGGGCGCATCGGCAAAGATCACCTCACCGGTCGCCGTGTCCACGGTATAGTCGATGGTCTCGATCTGCGGATCGCCCTGGATCGCGACCCGCAGGCTGCCCTCGACCGGCTTGCGGATTGGGCGCGTGTAGGAAAAGGTCCCGCTCTCATACGTTTTCTGCAGCCGATAGACCTTGGTGATCCCGTCGCCATCGCCCAGTTTCTGATCGACGTAATCCGGCGTCGCCGAGGGTGCGCAGGATTTGAAGTCCGACCAGTCCTTCCACCGAAACCCGAAAAGCTGCCCGCGCCGCGCCTCGAAAAAGGCGATGAGCACCTCCACATCGTCGAGCGAGCGCATCCCCAGCCCCGCGTCGTAGCGGCGCAACGAATGTTGCCAAGGCGTGTTGCGCTCCTCGAACCCGTTGGCGAGCGTCACCACCTCGGTGCGCCGTTCCGGCCCGCCCAGCGAGCCGAAACTCAGCGACGGCGGGAAGCGTATCTCGTGAAACGTCATCGTCCCCTCCTCAGGAATAGCGGCGACCCCGGCCCAGAACCCGGTTCACCTGCGCGGCGATCTGGCCCTGCGACCGGCGGAAGCTCTCGGCATCCGGCGTCTGGATGTTCATCACGACATTGACGGACCGTCCCCCCGAGGCCGTGACCCCCAGCCGTCCATCGGCCCCGCGCGTGAGCGGCATGATCGCCTCTGGCCCCGCCTCGCCCATGAGCCCCGTGCCGCCCCGCATCGGAAAGGTGACCGGCCCGTTGACCACACCGCCATTGGCAAAGGGCATGACGCGCCCCTGCGAAAAGGCACCGCCCTTGGCGTAGGGCACAAAGGCGTTCATCACGCTGCCCAGCCCCTGTCCGAGCAAGCTGCCCAGACCCGAGGTCAATGGGCTCACGGCGGTGTCATAGACCGTGTCGAGTATGGATTGGCCAAGGCTTTTCAATGCGTCCTGCACGTTCATCGAGCCATAGACGAGGCCATCGAGCGACTTGCGCAGCCCGCTCGTCATGCCCGAGGACAGGTTGGACACGTCGTCATTGATGTCGACAAAGACCGCGCCGACTCGTTCCAGCTCCATCTTGAACCCGGCGGCCAGCGCCGTGGCACCCTGAAGCGATCCCTCCAGCGCCGCGACCTGATCGTCGAATTCCGCGATCCCGTAGATCTCTGCCATGCTCAGTCTCCTTGAAATTCGTCACGGATTGTCGTCACGCGTCATATCTGGAAAGGCCCGCGCCAGATCGTCGAGCCGCGCCCGGTCGAGCGGCCCCTGCCCCCTCTCGTGCCCCAGGAGGAGCGTGAGCTCCGCGGGTGTGAGCGCCCAGAAGTCAGCGGGCCTCAACCCAAGCCCCCGCATGCCGAGCCGCATGAGCCCGGTCCAGTCGAACCCGCTCACCCGCCGCTCTCCGGCAACGAGAAGGCCCGCACGATCAGCTGCCCGGCCGCCTTGGCCGCCTGCATCGGGCCACCCTCGATCTCGGCCCGGCCCAGATCGACGGGCGCTCCGCCGCCACCCCGCAGCCCGGCAACCAGCACCGCGGCGACGTCACGCGCCGCGAACCGCCCGCTCTCGAACCGCTCGACCAGCGCGACGAGACTGTCAGTCCCGAGCGAGGCTTCGAGCTCCACGAGCGCCCCAAGCGTGAGCTTCAGCACCCGCGCCTCGCCGTCGATCACCAGCCCCACTTCCCCGGTCCATGGGTTGACCTGCGGATGGACCATGATCAGAGCGCCGTGAACGACAGCTGCCCGGCGGAGGCCAGCGACAGTTCGTAGGAGGCTTCGCCGTTGTAGGTGCCCGCATATTCGATCGAGGTGATCATGAAAGCGCCTTCGATCACCCCGAAGTCCGGCACGATCACCTGAAAATCCGGCACTTCGCCGTCGAAAAAGATCTGCCGGGCGCGTTCGTCGGTCGCCTCGTCCTTGAAGATCCCCGAGCCGGAGATGGAGGCGCTCTTGACGCCCGCGCCGCCCAGAAGCTCCCGCCAGCCGCCCGCGCTTTCCAGCGAGGTGACATCCACCGTCTCGGCGTTGAAGCTGATGCGCGAGGCGCGCAGCCCGGCGAGCGTGGAAAAGTTGCCCGTGTTGTCCATATCGAGCTTGATGAGAAGGTCCTTGCCGTTTTGTGCGGTCATGGCGGTCACTCCGTTGGTTAGCTGTCCTGCACTCGCGCGCGAAATGTCAGGTCAATGCGCCGCATGTCGGCGTCCTGCACCCGGCGAGCCCGGGCGCGATGAAAGATGAGCGAGATCAGATGACCACGCGCGAGGATCAGGGGGGCAGCGTCGAGCGTGTCGGAAATCACCACGGCAACCTCCTTGGCGGTGGCGAACCCCGCGGCGTCGCTCACCACGCTGATGGTCACGTCATGCAGCGCCCCCTGCCCGGTGGCATCCGCCGCCTCGCGCACGTCTTCGGAACCGAGAGCAACATACGTGCCTGTGGCGACGCCGGGCGGCACCGCGTCGTAGATCGCGGTTCCGACGAGACCCGAGAGCGGCGCGCTCGCGGTGAGCCGCTGGTAGATCGCCTGTTGCAGGGCAAGTGCGATGCCGTAGCTCATGACGAAACCTCCTCACGGGCAAAACAGGTGAGATAGCCAGCCGAAGGATCGGCATCAGCCACGGCCACGATGACAAAGACGCGTGTCCCGGTGCGAAACCGCTGGTCCGGCCGCGGACGGCGGGTCGATCCCATGGGGGCGGCGCGCAGCGTGATCCGCCAGGGGATCGTGGACAGCGTCATCGCCTCGACCGCGCGTTCGCGGCCCGTGCCTGCCTTGATCTCCGCCCAGAGGGTGCCGACCACGCGCCAGCCCGTCGTGTAGCCGCCCGCCCCGTCCGGGGTCAGCTCGCGCTCTTCGAGCAGGAGCTTGCGGTTGAGGACCGGCGACATCCGCGCGACAGCCATCAACGCATCCCCCGAAACACCCGCACGTCGCGGTAGCGTTGGATGAGCGCGTCCACCACCTTGGGCAGCGCCGCGCCGTCCTCGCTCTTGCCATGCCGGTCCTCGTAGTAGGACCCGGCGAGGTAGAGCACCGCCTGGGTGAGATCCGCGGGCAGGTCCTGCCAGCCGGCCCCCATCCCGGCGGAAAAGGTGACGAGCGCTTGACCCCCGACCGGGATCGCGGGCAGCATATAGCCCGTCGATACGAGGCGTGGGCGATGCGGGTCCGCGACAAGCCGCCAACGCGCGGCGTCGATCACTTCATCCACGCCGTCGGCATCCACGATTTCGAGCGTGTGAATGCCGGTCACCGGCGCGATGGGCAGCACCTGCTGGCCCAGATCGCGCCAGGCCGCGACGCTCCATTCAAAGGTGCGCTCGAAGATCGCCTTGCCGATCCGGCCCTCGATGGCCGCCAGCGCCGCACGCAGTTGTGCGGTCAGCAACCCGTCTTGCAGATCTTCCTCGTCAAAGCCCGTGCCGAGCCGCAGGTGATCCTCGAATTCCGAGACAGGAAGAGCGCCGTCCGGCACCTCTGTCAGCTCGACTAACATCATGGCTCTACTCCGAAATTTCGGCCCCATCTCCGTGGGATCGAGCGCGCGCCTCCGGGTCGTTCGGACGGAGGGGGGAGCAGCAGGACGACACGGGGGAAGTCAGGCGCGCGCTCACCCATGCACCCGCCCCGATCACCGGGGCGGAGCGAAGGTTCAGGCTCAGGAGGCCGCGAACTTCAGCAGCTTGATCGCGGCAAAGTCGCTCACGTCGCCGCCCACGCGCTTGGTCGCGTAGAACAGGACATGGGGCTTGGCCGAGAACGGATCGCGCAGGATGCGCACGTCGGGGCGTTCAGCCACGGTATAGCCGGCGGCGAAATCGCCAAAGGCGATGGCGAAAGCGCCCGCTGCAATGTCCGGCATGTCCTCGGCGATGACCACCGGATAGCCTGCGAGGCGCGCCGGCTGTTCGGCGGCGAGGCCATCGGTCCAGAGGAACCGGCCGTCACCGTCCTTGAGCTTGCGCAGCGCGCCCGCCGTCTTCGAGTTCATTACGAAGGTGCCATTGGCGCGATATTCCGCGTCGAGGCTGTAGACGAGATCGAAGATCACATCGGCGCTGTCGGTGCTGGCGAAATCGCCCGTGGCCCCGGTCGGGACATAGCCCAGATTGCCCCAGGTCCAGATGTCGTTGGCCACGGCGTTGTGGGTCAGAAAGCCCGTGGGTTTGTCCACCCCGTCACCGGTCACGAAGGCAGCCGCTTCGGCGCGGGCAAAGCGATCCGCGATCCGACCCGCGAGCCAGCTTTCGAGGTCGAAGGCAGCATCGTCGAGCAAACGCTGGCTCACCTTCGGCAACGCCGACAATTCATGCAACGGGATAGAGATCCGTTCGATGCCCGGGGTCGCGGTTTCGGCGGTGGCGCCGGTCTCGGTGGCCCAGCCATGGCCCAGATCGGCGTGATCGACCAGCACGTCGTATGAGGTCGCCTCAACGTGCACGATATTGGCCACCGTGCGCAGGGACGAGGACGAACGCAAGACGCTCTGGATCGTCGCCGCCGTCTGCGGATCGACGAGGTAACCACCATCCCCGGCCACTGCCGTGGACATCGCCTTGCCCTCGGGCACGATCCCGCGCAGGCCGTCATCGTCGCCCGACCGCAGGTAGGCGTCAAAGGCCTTCTGGTGCGGCGCGTCAAGGTCCGCATCACGGGACAGCTGAGGGCGCATCTGCTTTTGGGCAGGCGCGAAAGATTTACGATCCAGCATGGTCAGTCGCTCTTCCGTTTGTTGAAGTCTCATGTTGAGGCCGTCGTTCAACGACCTGATTTCGCTCACGAACCTTGTCAGGGCGGTCTTCACCTCCCCAACCGGACCCGCCGTGTCGGCAGGCTCCGCCAGGTCGCGAGATTTGGTCTCTTTCGTCATCACTTGATCCTGTTGCGAGAGAGGGTCGGATCGCCGTCCAGGTGGTCCCCGGCCAGCATCAGGCGCGCGTCGTCGATGACCCGTGCCAGAGAGCGCCATTCGGTATCCTCGGGCATGTCGCCCTTGGCCCCGATCCGCGCACTGGGCAGCATGGGAAAGGTCACGAGCGACACCTCCCAAAGCTCCAGTTCCTTGAGGAGCCGCTGGCCCCGGTCGTTCTTTGTTGCCCGCACGGTGCGGTAGCCGATGGACAGCCCGTCGATGGCTCCCGCCTCGATCAGCCGCGCCGCCTCGCGCCCCTTCGCGATGTCGGTGAGGATGCGCCCCTTGACGAAGAGGCCTCGCTTGTCCTCGCGCACCTCGTCCCAGACGCCAATGGGCTGGGCCGGGTCGTGTTGCCAGAGCATCTTGACCTGATTGCCGCGCCTCGCGACCTCGGCGAGCGACGCGGCATAGGCCCCGGCCTCGACGATGTCGCCGCCCCGGTCGGCCTCGCCGAAGAAACTCGCATAGCCCTCGATGGCGACGCCACCCTCGACCTCGCAGGTCTTGCCCAGCGCCACGAACTTGTGTTCCAGCCCAAAGGCTTCGGCATGAAAGCCCCCGCGCGAAGCTGGCGGCACATGATCGGTATGGTAATCAGGCATCGCCCGTCTCCTCTTCCCCGGTGACATCGAGCGGCGGCAGGCCGAGCAAGGCCCGTTTCTCCGCCTGCGTGAGGAAATCCGCCGCCGCGATCCGCGCCCACTGCGCGTCGCGTTCGGCGGCGAGCGCCGGCACCTGATCGAGGTCGGGCTTGAGCGTCACCGTCTCTTCGACAAAGGCCGACAGCCAGTGACCCAGCGCGGCGGCAACCTTGGTCGCGAGCGGCAGGACGGTGAGGCGATAGAAGGCGCGGTTCGCCTCCTGGTAATTCGCGTAGGTCGCATCACCGGGGATCCCCAGCATCATGGGAGGAACACCAAAGGCGGTCGCGATCTCGCGCGCTGCGGCCTCCTTGGTCTTCTGGAATTCCATGTCCGAGGGCGAGAAGCCCATCGGTTTCCAGTCAAGCCCGCCCTCGAGCAGCATCGGACGCCCGGCGTTGCGCGCCCCCACGTGATGTGCCTCCATCTCGTTCACGAGCCGATCGTATTGATCGGGAGACAGCATCCCCTGCCCCTCGCCGCCGGTGTAGACGATGGCGCCCGAAGGTCGCGCAGCATTGTCGAGCAGCGCCTTGGACCAGGCCGAGGCCGAGTTGTGAACGTCGAGCGCCTGCGCAGCGGACTGCATGGGCGAGAGACCATAGTGGTCGTCCTGGGGGTGAAACGTCCGGATATGACAGACCGGCGACGGCCCCTCGCCCACGTGGAACCGGTGCTTGCGCGCGCCCACTGTGTAGTCATAGGCCACCGGCCAGCCATCCGCGCCCGGCACCAGTGCCATCCGGTCCGAGCGCAGCACATGCAGTTCCAGGGGTGCGCCGTGGTCTCCCCCCACCGCCTCGACATAACCGTCGCCGGACAGAAGGATCTGGCCGAAAAGCGCCTCGAGCAGTTCCGCGCGCCCCTGCATGGGATTGGGCCGAGTGATGAGGTCCATCACCGGATGCGCGTCATAGCGCGTGGTGGCATCCTGCAAGACCAGCGGTAGCGCCGCGGCGGCCTCGGAAATGAGCTTGACGGCGCGGAACCCCACCGGGTTCGCGACAAAGCCGTTGCGGGTCAGGTTCACGGTGTCCCGCGGGCCCCAGACGACGCGGCCGGAACCGGAATAGGCGATCACCGGGCCGCTGGCCGAGGCCTTCACCTCGCGCACCGGCGCCGCTTCCGCCCGTTTCAGGAAATCAAACACCGCCATGCGCGCTCCTTTGACTGACCCTCGTCCGCTTGGGACGGTCGTGGCTGCTGCCCCGCAAGCCGGGGCAAATCTCGTCCGCCGCTCCGCCGGTATCCCCACGCAGAGCGATTGATTGTTCCGTTCTGTCAGGGACTTGCCGTCCCATCCCATCGGGAGAGACGCGCCTGTTTCTCGATGGACGCCGCCAAGGCATCGTCCCTCGCGTCCATGTCAGCACCCTGCCCGTCGGGGCGAGAAAATGATTTATCCCACCGTTCGCACCTTCGGGTTGCGGAAATGCTTGCCGGGCTCGATCATCAGGTCGGTGAGCGCCCAGACCAGCGCATCGACACGGTCCGGACTGCCCTTTCCCAGATATCCTCGCGTCGTCATCCGGCACATCTGGTCTTCCAGCGTCCCGAGGTGACGCAGGTGCGCGACGCGGCCCTGTTCGTAAAGCGCGGCGACCGGCTCGGCGCGCGCGGCCTTGGATGCGCTCGCCCGCACCGCCCGGTAGGACACCAGCGGATCGAGCTGACGCACGACGCTTTCCACGAGGTCTCCGCCTTGGTTCACTTCGGCGACAAGCCGATGGGCACCATGACGCTCCATCGCGACGATGGCGGCGGCGGCCCATTGGGTGGGCTTCGCGGCACTCAGGCTTTCGTCCGCCATCACCACTGCCCGCCAGGTGTCCGGCGGCCCGCTCGTCCTCGCCCCGGCAACGATGATTCCGCAGTCATCAGATCCCTTGTGCCCGGTCACGGGCGGATCCACGGCGACAACGATGCGGTCGACGGCGGGCATCTCGGAAAGCCGCCCGGCTTCCAGCTGGCCATGTGTCCATAGCGCGCCCTCTTCGTCCATCGACATGATCCCGTCGATCTCCTGCCGACCAAGATTGGTGCCGGCGAAGAGCGTTTCGATCTCCTCGATGAAACTGTCGGCGAGGTTCGCGCGGTTGGCTTGGGTCGAGCCATGGGTCACGACCGTCGAACGGCGCTCCAGAAGGTCGCGCAGCGTCTCCTGATCGCGGGGCGTCGTCGTCACCACCTGCCGCGGGTGCCGCCCGAGCCGCAAGGCGAACTGAAGCATGTTCCAGGCATCCTGTGCCCGCGACCACTTGCCCAGCTCATCGGCCCAGGCCGCATCGAATTGCGGCCCGCGCAGGTTCTCGGGTTCCGAAGCGGAAAACGCCGTCGCCGCCGCGCCGTTGGGCCAGACCAGTTTGCGTTTCGTCGCCTCCCAGACCGGGCGTCGATCCGGCGGCGAACAGGCGAGGATACCGCTGTCGCCAAAGACCATCACTTCGCGCACCTGATCAAAGGTCTCGCCGACCAGCGCGAGGCAGGACGACCGCCCCGCCGCGAGCGGGGTCGATCCCTCGACTTCGGACCGGACCCATTCCGATCCGGCCCGCGTCTTGCCCGCGCCCCGTCCACCCAGAATGACCCAGGTGCGCCAGTCGCCTTCGGGCGGGCGCTGGTGTGGCAGCGCCCAAAGCTCGAACAGGTAGGGAAGAAAACGCAATTCCGTCTCGCTCAGAGCGTCAAGGAACGTCCTCCTCTGTGCCCTTGTCATCGAGACGAGCGATGCGATCTGCAAGCCTCTGGCGGATGTCGTCGGCATCGAACACCTCTTCGCGCACATGCGCGCCGCGCGTTCGCGCGGACACGCTTTCGAGCCGGGATCGCTCTTCCGCCACCATCTGGTAGGTCTTGCGAAGCTCCGACGTCGTCTGCCGCAGATCCTTGCCCGTCGCGTCCTCTCCAGTCTCAAACCCCGCGAGCGCGTCGTTTACCGCTTTGAGAACGCGGAAGAAATGCGCCACGGTCATCACGTGGAAATCCACGTCCGCCGGGGTGTCGCCGGGATTGGTCGGTTGCTGCGTGTCGTGGGTCAT